AGCCATTTGCCAGAAGCCATAGCCCACATTGCAACGGCTATCCACACCGTAGGTGTACACATTTTCCTCAAAGACTTTCTGTGCATTCGCATCAGTCATCTGTGCCGGTGTTGGGGCTTTACGTTCTTGGAAAATAATCGGCTTAAGCGAACGAGAACAATCCAGCAAATACCAACTGTCATCCACACTGGTTGAAGTGCTGTCATCGGTAATATTGCTCACCGATTTAGGGCTTGTGCCATCGACATTCGTCCCCACAGGGTGGTCGGTGTCGAAGAAATATTGCCCGTCATAGCATTCGGTGGTAAAGCCTGCTTTTAACGCCCCAAATACCAATTCATCAGGGTGTTCGCCAGCGGCACGCCCTAATTCTTTGATTAATGGGCTGTAAATGCCGACATTGTCGTCTTCGATGTCCGTGCGTAAAATCTCCACCCCATTCGCCCAGTTTTTGTTTTTAATCGCATAACCGTGCGATTGAATGGCGGTGATAGTACGTTTGCCAATCCACTCAGTGAGTTTTGGCATTTGCCCCAACCAACCGTAAGTGTTGCCTGCGGTGGTCGATTTCACTACGGTGGCAATTTTGCTGTATTGCGACGGGGCTTTCGCTAAGCCCTCTTTGAAATTTTTACCAAAAGCGGTAAATAACGATTTCACCAGTTCAGGGGTGACATTAGCCATTGCTTTCCTCCAATTCTGCTTTCTGTTTTGCAAAGTCCGCTTCGCTCATACCCACTAACTTCGCAGCTTCTTTGTCTGCTGCCGATAACACGGCAAGCCCGTTTGCTTTTTCCCCGTCTTTGTCCACGTTAGTGGTATCGGTTTGTTTGGCACTTAACACCGCAATTTGTGGACGTTGTGCGAGCATTGCCGATAACGCAGCCACCCCTTGCTGTTTGCCAAAGCCTTTGAGGTAATCCACTTCCGCTTCTAACACCCGCCCCTCATTGCGGGCTGTGGCAATCAAACTGTCCACTTCCGTTTCGCAGGCTTTCGCTGACAGGGTGGCAAGTTGGGTAACGGTGGCGTCATAAGCGTCTTTCGGCACATATTTGCTTAAATCCACTTCGGTACTCTTGGCACTCAATGACGCCACTTGTTCGTCTGCGGCGGTTTTATCGCTTTGTAGCTTCTCTAACGTGGATAACGCCGATTGCAGTTGCTCATCCGTTGCATCTGCTCCCTCCGCGACATCCACACCGAGTTTTGCTAACAGTTGTCGCAAAATTTCAGGCATTGGTTTGTCCTCTTGTTGGTTAATGACTGCCGAAAGCACGGCCAATCGTTGCATTCCCGTTACGCCGGGGTCGTTGGTGAGTGCTGCCATTCGCAGTTCTAACGGGATACCGTTTTTATCGTAAGGAAAAACGGCACTTAAAAACGCAAACTCCCCATTTTTGATATGCTGGTAGGCTTTTTCCGTCCAACGAGGTTTGATAAACAAGCCTTGACGCTCGTCATCCTCAAACCATTTAATTTCATCGGCATTAAACCAACCGGCGGCTAACACCGCACCTGCACCCTCACCCCGCTTGGCTTTAAAAATCGTTTCGTGTTCATAGTCAATCAACACGTCCTGATTTAAGCCTCGCACTTTGTCGATAAGGCGTTCGGCGATGGTTTTATCAATAAACCAATGCGGCACATCGGTTGGACTACCGTCTCTTGAGCGAAATTCGCCACGCGGTAACAGTTGCTGCCAACCATCGGCATTGGGGTTAAGTGCAGCCGTTAAGACTGCCAAAGGGGAAGTTATCGTTTTCATAGGTGCATAATGCAACGAGCGGAGAGCAGAGTGAGTTTGTGGGACTTCAGACCTTAAAACGGGGATTTTTACGGGAGAGAGGAAAAGACAATGAGGGAGAGAGGTTGCATATCGTTTAAAGGGCGTTTAAATGCGTTTAATGGCGTTTAAATTTTTTCAGCGGATAAATTCCATTACTCACAAAATTAAACGCCACAGTGAGCGTCTGACGCATTTTTTCAAAATAAGATAATACTGAAGTTAAGATGTCGTTCAAACCCCGTTCAAAACCCTCACAGTGCGTTCAAAAAAGTTGAGATGATGAAAGGTTGCCATAAATAAAAAACACGATGACAAGCGATTGAGGCGTTTTTTTGATTGGGGTCATGTTTAGCTTTGTGTCGCTTGTTTTAAAGTGCGGTGTAAAATACCTTTAATTTCTTCCACGCCATCATCACTTAATCCTAAAAATTGGCGGGCTGCCATTTTGCTTGTGCCAGCTTGGTGATATTGCCCATAATGTTCAGCCACACCAATTAAGGCAAAGTTATCACCATAATCAATATTGAGGCTTGCCGTTAAATCTCCTGTGACTTGCAACATGGTGCCAGTGTAGCCTTTTTTATAGCGTTGTGATTTATAGGGTTCTTTTAATGTCGCCCATTTTTCACCTTCTGGCGAACGTTCGTTGTCAAAAGCATCTTCTGCCTCTTCCCAAAGGACATTGGCAATTTTTCGGGTTAAGTCATCGGTTTTTCCCAGCTGGCTTAACTTGTGGAACATCTTCTGGATTTCATTAGTATCAGCTTTAAATTCTAAATGCATTTGACATTTCCTATAAAACAAGCTAGATTTCAATCAATCGCATACTGACGGATCAACTTTTAGTTGCGTGGAGTATGTTGATAGAGAAAGTGTCGGCTAATGGTAAGCCAGTAAGAAATTATGTATGTGGGTTCGACTCCCACCGGCTTTCTCGGAATAAGAGCCTTTTCGTAAGGCTCTTAATTTATTTCACCTTTCACAATTTTAAATATCCCACCATTTATTGCTGCTTTCACACTTTCAATACTTATGCGATACGCATTAATTATTGAGTCTAGCCCCTCGTTTGGTTTCAGTTTGTCATTATTTGGTGCGTCCACAACAACTTTTATTGTTTGTGTTTTGTCCAAATAGATTAAATTACGGTGTTCTGTATCCCAAAGAATTACACTAGGATTTGCAATAATTCTTGAAATACTGGCATATTCATCAACAGATAAACCAATTCCGCCTTTATGATGTTTATCGCTGTTAGCGTGTTCTAATCGTTTTTCTGTCATTACTAAAACACGCTCAGAATATTTCTCACCATTAGAAAATTTAGTTACTGCTTCCGCAACATCAGGAGTAACAACTCCTGCTGTCATATAACGTGCACCCGCTCCACGTTTACCTAAATGACTTTTTACCCAACTTTCAAAAGCTTTGTGGCGAGCGGGGCTGTTATTGATCGCCTGAATGGTTTCTTGCCGTAGCTGACGGTTTTGAAAGCCTAGCACTTTGCGAATGACGGCAATATCACTCCCTACCGCCGCTTTCCCCACATTGTAGTTCCAGCCTGCGCCTGTTTTGATAGTGCCTTTTTCCGTTGTAAATCGGCTGATTTTAGTATGGGTTTCTTCGCCGGTGCGTTTATCTACGCCTGCTAACGTCCAATCTGTTTCAATCTTGCCATCACTCTGGCTGACCGTTAAACCTTGTTTCTTTAGCCTAAATTCGCTTAACGCCCGCACGCGACAACGGCAACCCCAATCATTCGGTGGGTAAAACGTTTCCCAAATCGGATCATCATAACGATAAATTTTGCCGTGCAACGCAAGATGGCTGGCTCGGGTGCGGCTATCTCTCACTGCCACATATTGCCAATAAGGCTGCTCATCGGCATTTGCCATTTGTTCAGCATAACGCCCTGCGTGGTAAGCGGTGCTTTTGTTGGTGCGTAAAATTGTCCGCAATCGACGTGGCGATCCCATTTCAGAAAGCTCGACAATGCCTTGACTGTCCACGATGGCTTGCTTGCCCCACCAACCTAATTCACGCAATTTCGGTTCAAGATTTTTGATAAACTCCCGTTCGGGGATGCCTTGCTCGATGGCTTGCGTGGTTGCCTGATGGAGCGTTTCTAAAATTTCGGCTCGTGTTGCTTTGGCAACGGTAAAGGCTCTGGCGTGAGCCTCTTCCAGTTGCTCTTGCCAGTTCCACGTGATGTTGTAGCCTTTGGCTTTCAAATAATCCACTGCCAATTTGGGCTCAAGGCGTAACACATAGCCCATATCAAGGTCTTGATTATCGGCTGGCATTTAATCTCCCCAATAAATCGCTGACAAAAATCGCACGAGTGAGCATTTCTTCCAGTTGCGTATCATCCAAATGGGCGTAAAGGGTGGCGATACGTTCTTGGGCAAATTCGTAGCCGCCTTGTTCTATTGCCTCGACAACGGGCTTTAGCATCGGGTCAAGAATAGCTTGATATTGCTCGGCGGTTGGCTCTAGCTCATCAAGCAAATCATCAGGATCTCGCCCCACACTTAACACTGCCATTTTTTGGCTCGGCTGGGCAGATAAAAGTGCGGTCATATTTGGCTGCGTTTTTCGCTCTAACACGGCTTCGTCTTCCGTTGCCATCGGCACTTGCAGTTTTTCGTGAGCCCACTGGGTCGGAATTTTAAAGCCAATATCCACGAGTTTGTTTAAACCGTCAGCAAAGCTATTAATATCTTCGCTTTCGCTAATATCAAATTCAAGGCGTGGAATACGACGTGCATCATTGTAAGATTTACAGTTTAGGGCATATAACGGATAAACCAAATCACGGGTTAAGGTGGCTTGCAGCCGTTTTAAATCCGCATTTCGCAGCTCCAACCGTACGTCATTATGCACATTGCCCAGTGCGTTGGTTGAGGTGGCACCGTCTGCTTGGCTGGTGAGTGTGCCGCCAAGAATGGCTTTGGACATGGATTTTTCCGCCCACTCAACCATTGCCATAAAGGAACTGCTGTCGCCTTGTGCGGCATTTTGAAATTCAATTTCCATGCCGCGTGGAATAATACCACCTGCGTTATGTCCAATCCCCATCACCGCACGCAATAAGGTGGTTTTCTCGCTTTGCGTTGCCCCTTCGGGGTATTTGCCAAGTCGCATTGGCAAGCCGTAAATCTCCAAAAATTCCGCAAAATCACGCACGGAATAATTTTTTAAAGATGAACGGAAAGACTAAGGTTCGCACTAAACCAATGCGTGATAAATAACCCGTTTTGGCTTTGGCAATATGCTTCACCCAACCAAAGGGCTGAAGTTCAACCCCATTGATTGAGCCATCACGCAGGCGAAGTTGGTTGCGTTGTGTGCTTGGGGTCATAAACCACGCGGGATCACGCCAATGCACATTGCGGATCAGTTTCAGCCCACCAATTAAATTCGGCTCCCATTCAATTTCTTGACAACTAAAGCCCTTTAAAATCGCATCGGTTGCGTCAAACAGACAATCATCAAGCCAAACCGCATCACGCAAAATTTCTTCCAACATTTCCGCATCACGTTGTTCTTGGGCGGAGGCGTTCGGCGGTGGCTGAATTTGCCAATCCACCGTTAGCACCGCTGAACGGCGTTTGCCGAGTTCCGATTGAATATGGGCATCTTTTTCTTCCATATCTTCGCCGAGTTCGCTTTGGGCGATTAAGTCGCCTTGTTCCGCACTTTGTAAAATTTGTGCGGCACGTTCAGGCGAAAGCCCACTGGCAGGGTGTTCGGAATAGTGGCGTTTGAGTGTCGCCAACCGACTATCATTTTCGGTTTGTACGTCATCATTAAATCGCAACGGGTTGCCGTGAATATCCACGATCATCATTAATAGTTCTCCCAGTCTGAGTGATATTGGCTTGGCAAATCATCGAAGGCGTTGTCCG